AATGCTCTTTTAATGCATCTTTTATTTCCATGTCTGTATAGATTGTTAGCCCTAACACTAACCAATTCATACAATTCTTTGGAATACCTACTGTTGATGTGTTTTGCATAACTTCTCCTAGAATGGAATCTTTTCTTCTTCCTCTCCGTATCCATCAAAATTACTTTGACTTTCATTTTGTTTAAGTCCATAGGTAAGGTTTTGTGCCACTACTTCTGTTACGTATCGTTTTGCTCCTGTTTTATCTTCATATGATCTAGAACGCAATTCACCTGCTACTGCTACGAAATCACCTTTTCTTAATCCGCTATAAACTTCCGCATCAACCCAACACACAATGTTGTGATAGCTTGTACTTTGTACTTCATTCACGTATTTATTTGTGGCCATTCTAAATGTAAGTACTGGCTTTCCTGTTTTTGTATATCTTAATTCCGCATCATCTACTACATTACCGCTTAGGAATACTTGATTTATATTTAGCAATTTGCTTTTCCTCCCACTTTTTACATTCACTACTAATTACGCATAGAGAAACTATTGCCATTCCTAGCACTATCCCTATGACGATTCCTATTCCTAGTAATTCCACTCTTTACCTCCTCAATCTTTATCAATCTGTAGAACCTATAAGGATACCCTTCCTCTGATACATCCTCTACTACGCTATCTGTTTCTACGTAATACCCAGTTGGTGGTTGTATATAATCTCTCCACTCACTTGGTTTTAGAATTTCAGTTTTTACTTTTGGTTTTTCAAGGTTCTTGCTACTGTTCCATCTACGCTTGAAGGTATTCTCCTTTTCCGAATAACATGCACTGCGTTTTTCTTTGATGAAGTATCTTGCCAATTTGACTGCATCTTCTGCTCGTCCTTGATACAACATCAACTTATGCATGCCATGTGGCCAAAGTTCATTGATTTCATCTGAATACAATTCCACATTATTGATGATCATGTGAAAGTGTATTCTTGTTTTCCCTTCTGCTACATAAATGTACTTTAATTCTTTTCCTAGTTTTTTGTATCTTCGCTTTAGTCTCCTAATAAAATTCTGAATATCTTTCTTTGCATCTTCCCATGTAGCTGGCTGTTCTCTATATGTAAGAGTGAGATAACAATCATTTGTAGTGAAGTTATTATCAATCAACATACGCAACATTGCCTCTGCTTGCTTTTCATTCTGCTTTTTCTGTGCTTCTGGTGTGATGCATTTCTTTTTTACACGTTTTCCATTCCGTCTATATGTCCTAGAGGTATGATAATCAAGCACCTCTATCATATTTTTGGATATGACTTTTCTGCGTTTCCTCATCGTAATGTATCCTCATGGTCGATTTGTTAATATGTTATATCTAGTTAATTAAGAAACACCTCTATAACAGGCATTTTCTATCTTTATCGCTCCATGTATGATATAATTACATTAGGTTAGTTACGTAATTTACGTACATGAATTGGCTGCTTTAATTAGTGGCCTTTTCTTTTTGTCTTGGATACTTGCAATGCATGTCCCCTTTTTCAACTTCTAAATACTGACATGCATCGCAATGTTCCATATGAATAGATCCTTTAGCCTTCCTACAGTAATGTATGTAGTGATGGCTTTTTTTATTGCCTGTATCACTACAGATTGCACAATATGGTTTATGCATCATGTAATTCACTCCATATGTATCGCCTTACTGATTCCATTGTTGCTAAGTGCCCTTCTCGTATTGGCCCATTCCCTGTGATACGGATATTCCATCCATCCTGTTTTTGATTTAGGAATATTACTCTTCCGTTGCCTAGAATGGTGAAATTTAACAATTGATGTTGGCGGTTATAAGTAAGATTTTTAATTTTTTCTCTTAACTCATTAACCTCTGTCTCATTGAACTTTAGGTATCTTCCTAGCAGCGTAAGCCCTCTTTCTTTTGTATTCATGTTTCATCACCCCCTTTAATGTGCTTAACAGGAATATGATTGCCCCTGTTAGTATCATCATTAAAACGTTTAATAATATATTCCAGCCATGTATAAACTCTATTCCTCCACATAGCCCTATAATCATCACCCATAACACTAACTGTATATTGGTGATAATATCTAACTTAGTTCTCATTGTTATGCCCCCTTTAACCACTTCATATTCTGGCTTTTCATCCATGTTTCAAATTTATCTACATGAACCAGCGTTTGTTGTGGTCCTAATTGTAGGCATATATCATTAAACTTTCCTTCATTGCGGATCATATCTACTCTTCTGTAGATATACATTCTGCTGCGCCCCCATATCTTAGCTAATGTACTAATAGGCACATACTTTGGTTGAACACTTTCCATGACTTCTCCTTACCTATCTTTCTTTATCAGATAAATAAACTACATCAACTTTCATTCCTAATGCTTCTAACTCTGTAAGTGCAATCTCTAGTTGTTTTTTAGCTTTTGATGTTCTCTCATAAACTTCATAAAATGTACCTCCAAGCATTTCATTTATCTTTCCTTCTATTTCAACTGTTAGCATTAATAATCACCTTTCTATTTCCTCTTCTTTATCTAAATTGCTAATATCTACGCTTATGGCATATCCGTCTTTCTTTGCTTCTTTAACTGCAACTGCCAGTTCATTTAGCTTGTTCTCCACATTCTTCATATGTCGTTGTAATGGACTACTAATCCTACACTCTAACTTTCCATTCATTTTTATTTCCTTCATTTGTATCTCCTCTGTATTTCCTTTTAAGTGCTATAATCACATTGAAAGGGGGTGATTATATGCCATTAAAAAATGACTTTATTAGTTCTTCACTTTTAGACGCTATTGAAGCACAACGTAAAATGTTAGATTCACTTTATGCTCCAGCTCGAGCTATACGAAACCAACTGAATCTATCCATCGCTCCTTATGCACAAATTTCAAACCAAATTTCTCAAATCTATCTTCCAACTAAACAAATAAACGAATTAATAAAATCATCTATTATTTCTATTCCACAATTTGAAATTCCATCTATTTCATCAGCACAGTTAGCAGCTTTTAGAGAATTATCTTCATATCAAGAAACATTGCAAGATTTGAATGATACATTACCTACTCAAAGTATTACTGACATTTTGCCGTTGGATTCATTGGAAATAACTAATCCTACAAATTTAGATTTTGATGATGAAGAACTTTCTAATGCTGAAAGCACCACAATTGAAGTACTAACAAAGGATATAAAGTTTATTACTTGGTTTCGCTTGACATTTCCTGACTTCGCAAATCAACCAGCTCAAGTTATAGCCAAATATTTCTTTCATCAAATCCTTGCACCATTAATAGTCCAATTGCTTTTGCTTTTGATTAGTGGTTCATTTAAGGACGAGTAGTAAATAATCTCGAGGCATTTCTTTGAAGTGCCTCTTTTTCTTTATCCTCTTTTGTTTTCCATCCTTCTAGTACCCCTAATGCAATTAAATATTTTTCAAAAGCTTCTGAATTATCATCTGTTTGATTTTCTAATAATTGATATAAACAACGTCCTATCAATTCGCTAAGTACTTCCATTTCATTTTCTTCAATTGTTATTTGCTCTGTGTTTTGCATGAACTTTAATGCGGAAACATACCTTTGTACATGTTCGCCATTACTTACAAATTCTATACACTCCATTAAGGATCTAATCTTCTTAATTGTTTTTTCCTTGATTATTTTTAATTGAATTTCTTTCATTTATGCTCCCTCTTTATCTCCTCTCTTAGTGCTATAATTACTCTGAAAGGAGGTGAATTTATGACTAAAACAATTAAAGAGTTACAAGCCTTGGAATTTGCAATTTATCAAACACTTACTCTTGATGATTTCTATGAAGTCGAGTTCCTTTGTAAATTGCATGGTGAATTGATTACCTGTAAATCTCTACTTTATGTAGATAATCCATACATACCAATCATTCCGCCAGATTATAAAAATCGTTTTAAACCAATTCCTTTTGAACCAATCGAACTTGAAAAGTTACTTGAGTTATTACAACTTACTGAAACTCGTAATATTCGGACATCATTAGTTGATTGGCAATCTAATGACACTGCCTACTTCTTGAATAGATTTTTATATGTCGATTTCATTTCTCATTTTGATGAAAAGCAACTTTCAAAGCTTCCTAACATGTTAAACAATGTTGTTTTCTTAGGTTCTAATCTCAACGTTCCATTCTTATTTGTTGATAAAGATGAGCCTATTACTGTTCTTTATGCAACGGTAACTTTGAAAGATAAGTAGCTTCATACTCTAATACAGTAGAAACACTAAGAAGGATTTCATTTGCCCCTGCATATGTAAGTCCTTCTTTTTGTTTTAATAAGGAAATCACTTCCATTACAATCGGCTCTTTATATAAATCTTCAACAAGCCGTAATTGACCATCATTCATTGGTTGCCTTAAATCTTTCATTTTGTTTCACCTCTTCTAACTCATAACTTGTATGTTATGCAAGTTATTGTGTAAAAAAATATCTACTCTACTAGAGCAGTCTAACCCAAGCCAATCACTAATCATTGTAGCCTCTACTACATCAAATTGTGTTTTCCCATTCATTTTACTATTAATGGTTGTGATAGATACACCTAATAACTCCGCTAAATCCGCATATGTTTTCTTATGTTCTACCAACAACCCTTTCAGTTTTTCTAGTTTCATCTTTTCACCTCACTTTTCTTGCACATTATGCAAGTTTCTGATTACATGATAAGCCTATTAGTAAAACATGTCAACCACTCTATGCAAGATTTTATAAAAGTTTTATAATTTTTCTTGAATTTTATTCAAGTTTATTGTAATATATGTTTGTAAGGGCGATTCTTATTTGGAGGCATATTATGAGTATCGATGAAAGAACTACAATAAATAAAGAAATAGGAGAACGAATTAAATCCATTAGAAAACAAAAAGGCATAACATTAGCTGACCTAGGAGCAAGATTAGGTATTAGTGAAAGTAATATGCAACGATATGAATCTGGTAAAATTGCTAGTGTTTCTATCGATTTTATTAATAGATTAGCTCCTATATTAGAAGTAAAGCCAGAATGGTTAATTGGTTGGGATAAAGATGATACTCCTCAAGGTTACTATCTTGATTCTGAAACTGCTGAATACGCTGAATACCTTCGCACTCGTCCTTCTGCTCGTTTATTATTCTCAGCATCACGTGGCATTTCCAAAGAAGATATGGAAGAAACCGTGAAGTATATCGAATATTTGAAATCTAAACATAATAAATAATACTATTAGGGGTTGTTAGTGTGATTGTAAATATAATCGAATGTGATATTCCTAATGTGAAAGCTATTTCATCTACTGGGGAAGATGAAGGTGTTCACAATATTTATATCCGTAAAAATATGTCTATTGAAGATATGCGCAATGAAATTAGACATGAATTGCTGCATATCATTAATGATGATTTCCATATAGATCAACATGTTAATCTTATTGAACATATGG